GCAGCACCGGCACAGCAGGGCTGGTGTACGTCTACTCCGGCGGCAGTGGCTACGTCGATGGTGACTACACCGCAGTCGCTGCCATCGGTGGCATGGGCACTGGTTGCACTTTGAACATCACGGTGTCGGGTGGCACGGTGACCAGCTGTGCCCCTGCTGCCGAAGGCACTGGTTACTACGAGGGGGACATTCTCAGCGCTGCACCGGCTGACCTTGGTGGCAGCGGTGGTGGCTTGGTCGTCCAGGTGATTGGCATGGGTGCCTTCCGGTCAGCGGACGAGCCCGCCCATGCTCCGGAGGAAATGATCATGACCTTGTCCCGCAAGCAACTGAATGACTTCGTGCATGCATCGGGGCTTGGCGGTGGCATCAACGTCGACGACTTCCGCACCGTCAAGCTTGCTCGCGAAGCAGTCCTCGAAGCATGGAAACTTGATCAGCAGGGCAAATGAACGAGCTCGAAGCAGTCAACATCCTGCTGAGTGTCATCGGTGAGGCACCGATCGACAGCCTCAGCGACATTACGGTCAACGAGATCACCGACTCAGCGCTGGCCAGGAAGACCCTGCTCGAAACATCACGCGATGTTCAAAGCGAGGGCTGGAGTTGGAACACCGATAACGGTGTGCAACTCGCCATGGACTCCAGCAACGAGGTGAAGGTCCCCGGCACTGCCTTGAGTGTGGTGATCTCCGGCAGTGACTACGACCAAATGCAATACGTGGTCAGAGGCTCACGGGTCTATGACCGCAACCGCCAGACCTATGACCTGAGCCAGTCGTTGGGGGACGGCCCGCTCTACGTCAATCAGATGGTCTCGCTGTTGGCCTGGGACGAACTGCCCCATGCAGCTCAGCAGTACATCGTGATCAGAGCAGCTCGGATCTACTCCGATCGCTACCTCAACAGCAACGCGATCTACGTCTACACAACAGGCGACGAGCAATACGCCCGTTCAATGCTGTTGCGCGCTGAGGAACGCAGCGGTGGGGACAACCTGCTCTACGGCAATGACCTCGGCATAGGTCAAGGGATCAGCTACCTGCCCGCCAAGGGCCTGCAATACCGGAGGAACTGATGCGAGGTAAGTCTCAACTGGTTCGGGGTGGCAATCCCGGTCAAACCATGCTGCGTGCTGAGATCGACTCACTCACGCAGGGCGTCAGCCAGCAGCCTGGTCACCTCAGGCAAGTTGGGCAAGGCACTGAACAAGTCAATGGATGGAGCTCCCCGGTCAATGGATTGACCAAGCGGCGCCCCACCAAGTTCGTGGGCCGTGTTGTCGATCGGGCCGTCGAGGACTTCTACCTCGAGACGATGCCTGTTCAGGCTGATGAGCGATACAGCATCTTTCTCTACCCAGGGACCGACCCCGCTCAGAAGACGTTCATGCAGATCCTGCTGTCAGGAGTGCCTGCGTCGATTGATGTGCACGGCACCGGGATGGCGATCGAGCCTGGCATCGGTGGTGTCGACGAGATCGGTTGTGACAGCACCTCCTACCTGCTGAATGCCAGTGAGCTTCGCAAGAAGTACGTCCTGATCAACAACGGTCCGCTGGGCTTGCTCGTCAACCGAGAGAAGGTGACGGCGATGGATCCCACCCTGACGGCCACGCCACCGTTTGAAGCGCTGGTCTTCGTGCAGGCAGTTCAGTATGGGGTCAAGTATCAGCTGACCATTGATGGAACAGCACTGACGCCCTACACAACCCCGAACGCTTCGGACACCAACAATCAGCTGAGCACTGATGTGGTGGCCGAGAACCTGCTGCAGTCCATCACCAATGGCGTGGCTCGATTCCAAGCCACCCGCGTTGGCAGCGTGATCTACGTGAAGCGCGACGACAATGCTGACTTCACCATCCAGTTGGACGACAGCCGTTCCAATGCGTTGGCGCGCGTAATCAAAGGCAGCGTCAACAGCTTTGACGAACTGCCCACCACCGCACGGCGTGACTTTGTGGTGAAGGTGGAGCTCGATGCCAGCAGCACCGAGGACGATCAATGGGTGTCGTTCATCCCTCGGGACGCGAGCGCAACCTTTGGCGATGGCACCTGGCAGGAAGTCCCAGCGCCTGGCATCACCTTCCGCATTGACAAGGACACGATGCCGATCGTGCTCTACCGGGCAGCGGTGAATGTGTTCTTCGTCGGGCCAGCCGATGGAGCCACGCGCACGCTCACTGTTGGGAGCGACACGTACAAATACACCTTCCCAACGTGGGGTGAGCGCACGGCTGGTGACGAGGACACCGTGCCAACGCCGTCATTCATCGGCAATCCGATCAAGGACCACGTCCTGTTCCGCAGCCGTTATGTGGTGATCGGTGGTGAAGCGGTGGTGCTGAGCGAGGTCGATGACATTTTCAACTTCTTCAACAAGACCGCCACTGCGGTTCTGGAGACAGATCCGATCGACGTTCGCGCCAGCAGTGAAACCAGCATCGATCTGAACTGGATCCTGCCGGTGGATGAAAGCCTGCTGGTGTTCAGCGCCAAGTCACAGTTCAGGCTGCAAGCCGCTGATGCCGACGTCCTCACTCCGAGGACAGCGATCATCCTGCGGCTGTCCAACATCGACATGAACGCGCACCTCAGACCGAAGATCGCAGGACCGAACGCTGTCTTCGCGACCGAGGAGTACGGCTTCACCGGCTTCCGCGAATATCAGTTCATCGATACGCAGACCAGACGGATCGGGTTGAACCTCGGCGGTAGCCAGAACATCACGCTCAACGTGCCCAAATACATCGAGGGTCTGGCTGATCTCTGGGACGTTGGCGAAAGCTTGGACTACTTCGTCGTCCGCTCTCCCTCTGACACCAAAACGCTGTACGTCTACAAGTACCTCTGGCAGGTGACGCTCAGCGCTGTGCAGAAGCAACAGGCGTCTTGGAGCAAGTGGACATTCGATGGCGACATTCAGTGGGCACGCTTCTTCGATAACAAGCTCTGGATGGTGTTGAGCTATCCCGATGGCACCTACACCACCACGCTGGAATCAGAGGAGTTGACCGACATTGCCGATCCGGAGGTGTACCTGGATCGACAGCTGCTCTACCCAGAGTGCAACTCAACACCACAAACAACAGACGAGGTGGTGGCGACGTACGACAGCGAGCTGGACCTGACCACATTCACTCTGCCGTACACCATGCGGGCCACCACGGATGTGATCCTGCGGATGGACAACAGCACTCATCCAGGGCTGGCGTTGGGTGAAGGCACCGCAGGGAACACAAGCATCACCTGCTTCACCAAAGGGGACTACCGAACCTCAAGGGTGGTGATCGGCGCTCGGTACAACTTCGAGTACACATTCACCAATGCGTACCTTCCACGGAAAGACCAGGCACGCCAGCGGATCATTGGCGAGTTGGACGGTCGATTGCAAGTGGCCACATGGACGATCAACCACTTCAATACAGGTAGATACGAGGTGAAGGTGAAACGTAAGAACAGGAAAACTGATTCAGTTACGACGTTCCGCGCCAGGCAACTGAACGTGATGAACAACCAACTGGATAGTGAGGAATCAGTTCTCGAGACAGGCAACCTGCGTGTTCCTGTTTATTCACGCAACACTGATTGCAGCATCAGTGTCTCCAGTGATTCATGGCTTCCCGTCACACTGATGAGTGCATGTTGGGAAGGCAATTATTCTGATCGTGCCAAGAGGGTCAAGTAATGGGATTCCCTGTTCTCACTGTTGCTAACGCAGCGATTGGCCTTGGCAGTTCAATCCTGGGCGGGTTCGGCAAGCGGGCCGCAGCGGCGGAAGCCAACGCCATCCAAGGCGCTCAATTCAAAACGAACCGAGCGATCAATGAAGCCCAATACGATATTGGGAACATGCAGAACAAGATCGCTTGGTTCTGGGACCAGGCGCAGGTTGCACAGCTCCGCCAGGTGGAAGCACAGAACGCAGTCGATCAAGCTGACTTCGGCAGTGAGCTGATCGAGAACGCAGCACGCAATCTCGAGATCAACTCCGGAGCGCTCTACGACCGGTTCGTGACCGAGGAGAATTTGCGGGGCACGCAGGTTCAACTCGAATACGACTACAACCAGGCGCGTGCTGCACAGGACACCGCTCTGCGAGTGGGGCAGTACCTGCGGACCATCCGTGACAACGGACTGCAGCAGAAGTTCTCGGTGCAGCAGGCCGAGAACAACGTGGCCGAGTTGCAGGAATCCCTTCTGCTGCAAGAGAAGCGGGACAAAATGGAATACAACATCACCCGGCTAGCGGCGATTGCGAGTGATGCGGAAGCCAAGGCGCGCTACAGCGCACGGCAGGGCTCTGGCGCCACCAGCAAACGGCTTGCAATGGAGGCTGGACAGAAGATGGGCGTGGCATGGATGAGGCTCAACCAGGCCCAGCAGGACCGAAGCAACCGGATGAATGCGTTGAACCGGACGCTCAAGAGCGAGCTGGCAACACAGCTGGGTCGAGCGGCGCTCCAGACCGAAGACCAGATGGAAGCGATGAAGTACACCACCGGTCGATACAAGGCTGACGTGGCGCTCGCCAAGAACCAGCTGGACAAGCTGACAATTCCAAGCTTCCAGCTGGGCGCCAACCAGTACAAGCGTGAGCTTCAGAGCCTGCAGCTGCAGACCGACCAGGCGATCCAGCAGGGATCCAAGGACTACAGGCAGCGTGAGTACATGGATCCCCGCAAACCGATCGATGGCATGCGCCCAGCAGCCATCCCACCGGTCCCGGCACAAGGCCCAAGCGTGGGATCAATCATCAGCGGTGGCCTGATGAGTGGGATACAGGGTGCAATGAAGGGGTATAACCCAGAGACAAAGTCATTTGAGTAGGCTATTGTTGACACACGTCAACAATCATTCGACATGACCCTTCTGAAAGGACAGGCGTTGCTTGATTATCTCGCTCAGCACGAGGGCGAGGACCGCAACGCTGTCATGGCAGGGGCTGGCTATGTGTGCCGTCGCAACGGAAAAGACAGCATTCAACGCACAAAGTTCCTGGTCGCTCTGGCTGAAGCGAATGGCCATGAGCTTGGCCCCATTGCCTACAACCGACCTGAGGGCTTTGGCAAAGAAGCCACCTACCGCTTGAAGGTAGGCCCCAAGGGGTTAGTGCCCGTTTCTCGTGCCTACACAGCGCAGTGTCAAATGCCGCCTGGAACGTTCGTTCGGGTGATCATTGAAGACGGTGCGATCATCCTCGAACCTGAGGAGGAAAGTAACGCCCAGCCGCCACGGGCCGAACTGGCAAGTGTTGCCTAAGATGTGAGAGAGAGGATTGAATGCGGGGGCAGTAGCTCCCCTTTTTTTTGGCCAATTACGGCTCGCGTTCTGTACTCGTCAGCAAAGAAAGCACCGTTGCAACAGCCAGGCCGAACAGGTTCTCCGTCCGTTGACCAATCTCAGGGCAGCGCTCTTTGATGTGGAGCTCCTCCCCTGGGTTGACGGTCCCGCAACGCCAGATCGACCAGCCCAGGATGACGAACTGAGCAGCGAAGATCGCAGCCAGCATCTTGAACAGGAAGGGTCTGGGGTTAAAACCCTTCCGACGATCAGCTTCCACCGCTCCCAATCAGGTTGAGTGATGCCGCCATGAAGTTGGCCAAGGCCTCATGGTTCTCTGGCTTCAGCAGCTGCTCATCCACCTGAATGCTGTGCTGACGGGCGAGATCCAGCAGTGATTGGGTGTTGAGCTTCAACAGGTCATCAGCACCAGTCAGGTCCAGCTGAGCCTTGGCTTGCTGCACGGCAGGCTTGGCCTCCAGTGCAGTCAACAACTCAGCACGGGTCAAGCCATAGTCCGACAGCAGATGGTTGACCTTCTCTTCTGTCGTCTCTGCTTTGGGTGCAGGAGGGGCGACGTAGGGTGCAGCGGTAGCGCCAGAAGCAAC